CGTTAACGGCGTCGGGGGGAAGCTGGGCGGCGGGCACCCAGCCCAACGTGTCGAGCCCAGCGTAGCCGCTGGCCACGCCCTTCTCTGACTCCGACTGAAGGCCAGCCGCATCCCCAATACCGTAGAAGTAGCCCATTCGTTATGGGACCAGTCGGACCGTGAACAGAAACGGGCTATTTATGACCGACCCAGATACGAAGGACGCTGGCAGATCGGCTTGGGCGGTGATGGCGCCACCCAGCCTTGGTGCCAGAGCGAACGCTGGTTGAGTAACGATGAGCGTGCTCACGGGGCTAGCGAGGATGGGGATCGCAGCGGCAGTAACGATCAAAGCGGCCAGAGCGTACCGCTGACCCGCAACCTTGTTGAACGTGGCAGTTAGGGCTTTTAAGTACGTCGTACTGACCGTGGCCCACAGGGCCGTGTCGTTGGCTGACGCGGCAAGAAGCGTGCCGTCGCCATTCGCTGCGATTTCATAAACACCCACCCGACATAGCGTCGGGGTGGCCCCCGCCGCAACGGTTCCCGTGTACGTCTCAACCTGAGTGATGGCCTCGCTCTTCTCAGCCGTAAAGTAGTGCAAGGCAAGTCGTTGACTAGCGCTCAAAGTGGCGACGGTCGCGGAGCCGAAGGCGAGGTACCGATCCTTGGGCACCAGTTCACCCGTGGCGAGTTGGTTGTTGTCGTCAACTTCGCCAATGGGGCCATTGACGCCCCATCGTCCGCGTGCGGTAGTGGCCATTGTTCTTCCTTAAACGGGGACGGGGGAGCTACCAGCGAGACGCTGGGCGAGGGCTGCGGGGAGATCGACCTGGCCCTCAAGTTGAGCGAGGAGGTCAGGGTCAACCGATGCGGGCTGCGGGCCAGGCGGGAGACCTGGCGGCCCTAGGGGAGCTTCCTCTCCCCCAGGAACCGCGGGTCCTGGCTGCCCAGGCGTCGGGGGCAGCATCGGAGGAGCAAGGAACCTGTCGGCGTTCTTGATGCCGAACGACTCCATGACATGGCGAGCAAGTTCCGTCTTGTTCACGAAGTCGGCCATGGGAGCAAGAGCGTCCACAAGCTGAAGGGCGGACTGGCGGCGGAACGTCTCGTTCATCGGCTGGGTGGACCCAGCCTCAACCTCGAAGTCGAACTCGCCAGCGATGTAGTCCTTGTCGAAGTTGAACCACATCGGCACGCCGTTCGGCCCAACCACACGGGCTGCCATCTCGCCAGTCATGTACTGCTGGAGGACGCCGATCACCTTGGCAGCGATCTGGCCAATCGTGATCTCAACCATCGAAAGCTTGTCGGCTGAGCGAGCATTCGCAGCGTCAGCGGAGATACTCGCCTCGGTGGCCGTGCGGCGGACCTCGGGCATCCCACCCCGCTGATACTCCGACACGCCAGACGTGCGGTCGATGTCGCCCTCAATCAGCTCCGACTGGTTGTAGAAGTCGGGGAGAAGCGACGACTGCATGACGGGCACCAGCACGTCGTTCAAGGACTCCTCACTCGTGACAGGCACCATGACGTTGTGCTCGGTGGAGTTCAGGGCGTCGATGGCGTCAGGCGAGTTGAAGGCGGACTCGCGGAATAGGTACTTGGCCCTGTACTTCCGTCGCATCCTGAACAGATCCTCGCGGGTGGAGTCCAACTCCTCGGCCAGGAGTTCGATCATCTCAAGCTCGCCGACGGGATACAGTTCGTCAGGTATTTCGTAGTTCCTGAACATGACGAACGGGTGGCCTGTGCCGAACGGGATCTTCTCAGGCTTCCGCAGGAAACCGTCGCCAGAGTCAGCGAACACACTCCACTCGTCGTTGACGAGGTCGTAGAACTCCCAGACACAAACCCAGTTGACGGTGTGGTCCAGCTTCGCTTCGTCCTGGCCGTTGCTGCGTTCTGGCTCGGAAGTGGTGCGCTTCGAAGCTTCCACTCCCTTGCGGGTGGATGTCAGGTAATCCGTGTCTTTCTTGACGTCCTCCAGGGGTCGCCACATCTTCTGGGCGATCCAAGTGGCGTCTTCGATGCACGTGGAGTCAGGATCCACGAGCATGTCTTTGAACGACACCCTCTCGACAAATGGCCGATCTTCCTTTACGACCACTTTGCTCTCAGGGAGAGCCTGCTCGATCTCCCCATCCGTGGGGAGATCGGCGGCCAGGTCGGGGTTCTCCTCGGCATACGAGTCGGCCTCGGCTATCCGTGCCGCCAACTCTTGCGCCGAATCCTCATCCGTGAGGGGGAGCTTGTCTTCCTTGAACCTGTGCCCGACTTTGGTCCATCCGTGACCAACAATCAGCGAGTCCTTGATGGCTCGCCGAACTTCGCTCTGGTACTTCCAATGTCGCCAGGCGTAGTTCACTACTGCCTCGGTGATGATCGCCCGAGGGCCGTCCTGCTCCTTGCGGGCATTGACGGCGATATGCGGGTTATTCACCGAGACGCTGGGATAGATGACGTTGATCGTCGAGAAGGCGACGTTCACGATCGTGCGCTTCTCTGCGTCTGAGCCGCACTTGCCGCGGTACAGGTCCACGAATCTCTGCCAGTCTCGGTCGAAGCCCCGTTCGTCACGATGCTTCTGGGCGGCCTTGATGCGGCTACGAGCCTGCTTCAGTTGATCGTCGAGCGGTTTGCGGCGCGCCATCAGTCCCACACGCGAACGAACGGGCGCATCATGGCAATGAACATCTCAACGGCTTCAAGAGAGCCTTCGGCGCTAACGGTCAGGACGTCGCGGTCGTAGTGAGCGAACTTCTGCGTCTTCGCCTCGGGCCAGTCCTCGGACCACAAGGCAAGGGAGCGGTCGAGCTGGTGGTCTATGCCAGCGAGGTCCATGCCCAGGATGTGCACGGCAGCGGAAGCGGGGAGCCAGCTCATATGAGCACCGAGCGGACAGGCTTCGGCTCGAAGGTGTTGCCTTCAGCGGCGCAGCGAGCCAGGTCCTTCTTCTCGTGTGCGATCCGTTCCTTGATCGTCTGGCCGTGGAAGAACTTCTGGCCGTACGGATACGAGACCGAGATCGTCTTCACCCGACACTTGAAACAGTGCGGGAAGCGATCATCGGGCAGCACAAGGCCGCAATCAAGGCAAGCTGACTGTTCCATCCATGTATTCCCAGCGAGCGTTCCATGCCTCTCGGAACGGCCCCGAACCTGGGACACTCAGGCGACTCGTCCGCCCAGCACCATGTGCTTCTTGGCCGTGCCGTCAGCCTTCTTGGCCTCGTGGAGATACCAGTCGTACGTTCCTGGCTGCACAACCTTCTCCTCCTTGCTGGTGCCGACAAACGCCCACTTGAGCATCTGTACGGCGATGGCCAGCGCCATCACCCTGTCGTCGAACGGGGAGCCGCTGGTGTGGCCCTTGCCGTCATGCACGTATGCCTTCAGTTCCTCAATCGTGAACCGATCATGGACGTCGTGAACGCGCAGCCACGGGTGCAACTCACCGATCATGGTCGGCTTGGAACTGGCCGACGTGCTCCAGCCCAGCGTCTCGATTCGCTGGTTGGTCCTGTGCTTGATCGACCTGGAGCGGTAAATGTTGGGGTACTTGACCCGCTGGAGAGCCTTGACCGTCGTCAGGCCGAAACTGTTATTTTCGGGAGCCAGCAAGGCGCCGTGGAACCAACGTCCGATCCAGGCGAGAACCTTCTCGCCGAACAGGTCTGGGTCCACGCGCCCATGCCACACGGCTACGGCCTCTTGCGTGTCCGCTCGCAGTACCCAAGCCACCGACGCGTCACCATGAGCGAGCCCCTTGCCGATGTCCGCTCCGATCACGTAGGTGAGGGGGTCGGACTTCTCGTTGAGGGTGGGGGGTTCCCAGATGCAGAGTTCCCCGCCTGGGTCCTCGATGTACCTGGGCTCGGGTTCGTCGTCGGTCCAGACGATCGAACCCCGCATGATGGGCAGGCTCGTCTTCATCGCCATCAGGCGGTCAACATCGAAAACGTTCGCTCCAGACCTGAGGAAAGCTTCCTCAGGGCTGGATGGGAACTCCTGGTAGTAGAGGTGCTCCCTGCCCTTGAAGTCCGACTTGGTTTCGGCCTCCCAGTTGGGGTTGTCCAGGCGTTCGGTCACAGCCGACCAGGGGAAGAAGAAGCCGAAGAAGCGGTTCTCCCCGAGCTGCGAGTTGAGCCACAGCTCGTGGAAGAAGTTACCCGAGCCGTTCGCCGTCGAGATGCCGATGACTCGGCCGCCGATATCGGCAATAGGAGAGATGCTGGCCCACGCTTCGTCGGGTGACGGGAACTTGGCCCACTCGTCTACGACAACCTCATCGACCGACTCGCCTCGGGCGGGATCGGTGCCACCAGGCAGAGACTCGATGACGCTCTCGTTGTCGAGCGACATGCGCTGGACGTTGTTGTCCGTCGGCTTCGGCGCCCTGTCCTTGATCCAGTTCGGCAGGCTCTTGTACGCCCGCTTCGCTTTGGCGAGCAGCTTGGTCGCCTCGCGATCTCCAATGGAGAGCATGATGATGTTCATGTCTCCGACGGAGAGGCCCTTCCACAGCTCGTAGACCGCGACGACAGTGGAGTAGCCGATCTGACGGGCCTTGAGCGCCAGGCTGTAGCGGTGGCTGAGCCAGTTGTGGACCGCCTCAAGCTGGGCGGGCCGTGGCTCGAAAGTTACGCGACCGCGGCCAGGAACGACAATCTTGACGTGCTGGGCGAAACGGGCGAAAGCCTCAACGTTCTCATCGGGGGTGGCGTCCCGACGGAACCGCATAGACCGCCAGTCAGCCTCCTCCTTGAGTTCTCTCAGGTCCGCCATCAGGCGTCGGCGCCAACCACACGCAACCCGCGCCTGGTCTGCTCCGCCTGCGCTCGCTCGGCGAGCAAGGCGGCAAGCTCCTCATCCGAGAGGTCCCGCACGCTCTTGGTGCGAGGAGCCTCAGCCTCAGTCCGCAGGTGACCCGTGGCTTGCATCCAGAGCTTCATCGCGTTGACATCGCCCGACAGGCCCTTCGCATACATGGCGTCGTACGCTGCGGCTAGGCGGTCAGGGCTGCCACCCAACTCCTGCACGCGCTCGGTCCACGCCTTGCGGAAGTGCGGGGCGTTCTCCCAGCGCGTGATGGTCGAGCGGTTGACGCCGAGAGCGTCGGCCTGCTCCTGTTTCGTTCCCTGGCGCTGCGGATCGCACAGCCCCTGGAGGTAAGCGTCCTGAGACGCAGACAGAACCACGTCGACCTCGGGGGCCG